GTAAGAGAAAATTCACTAAAATTTCTTTTGATTTTCTGATAGAATTTAGCCTCAGGGCCCATATGTTTTTTAGAGTAACCATGACACGCTAATACTACACTGAGTCACGTAATTTATCGGGAATAATTATCTTTTGGTCTTGCTTAGTTTTCAAAACTAAACGATGAGAATGATGATTTTTCTTCTCTCCAAATATAAGTTGATTGTTTTCGTAGACTTCCATTTTTTTAATCTCTTCTAAATATCCATTAATTTCAACAAAGATAACAGCATCACTGATGGCATTACCTTGCTTTGTAGTACTCTTATCTTTAGCAGTAAATGTAGATAAAAATTGTTGAAGGTCTCTTACTCTCATTTAGTTTTTTCTGCAAGCATTTTTTCTATTTCTTTTTTGTAAGTAGCATTGTCATATTCTAACTCTTGAATACGTCTGGCTAACCCCACTAACTTAGTGCTTAACTCATCTATAATTTTTTTAGAACCTTGTAATATATTATCAGTCTTAATCCAATCGGATTCTTTTTTTTTATAATCCCAAATTTCTCTTTTATGTTCTTCAATAAGGAATGTTAAATCTAACGTTCCTCTATCTTCTTTAGGTTCATTTGGCGTATGTATTCTTTCATTTTCATGACTCATATCTTCTCCATGTTCTTTGTATTTAGTATATGTACGTTTATCTTTAGGTGGATTAGGTTGTGCAGCGCTTGGTCTAAAATTGTCTTTCATATCTTGACTTTATATCAAAGTTACCTTAAAATGTCAACATGGGAGTTCCAAAAAGATTAACTGAAATGCAAAAAAGATTTGCCGAGTTCGTAGTATTTGGTGATGTAGAAGGACCAGTATCTCAATCAGATGCAGCTAAGCTAGCAGGCTACAGTCATAAAAGATGTAGGCAAGAAGGCTCAGAACTATTAAACCCAAAGTTATCCCCATTAGTAGTCCAATATGTAGATTCTCTTAAACAGGAAAGATTAGCTAAGCATGAAGTGACTTACGATAAACATTTAGCTGAATTAGATAGAATTAAATCGGCAGCTTTGAAGAAAGGTAGCTTCTCTTCTGCTGTAAACGCTGAAGTATCTCGAGGCAAGGCAGCAGGACTATACATAGACAGAAAAATAATAAAACATGGGAAATTAGAAGACCTATCAGAAGAGGAAATAGAACTAAAAATGAAAAAGATTTTAGACGACTACGCTCCAATTTTAAACATGAAGACTGTTGATGCGATTGAAGAGGAGAGTCCAGAAGAGGTTGTAAAGCCGAAACCATCTAGTGAATCTTCCGAATAGATTGAATCACTGATGTTGGAATTATAGTTGTATTACCAATGTCTTCAAAAGTTTCTTTATCTTTAGTTTTAATATAATCACAAAAAATTCTAGTAATACCTTTTTTCTGACTTAACAAATACCCTTTAGACACACATGTAGGTAGTTTTGACTTGTTTAATGACTTAGTAGAACTCCAGCCCGCATCGCCCTCAATATCCGCCCATTCTATTTCTACAAAAGGATATTTAGAAATATCAGTTCCTAAAGATTTAACATCAAGAGGAATTGTTTTTTTGTTTTTAATTCTTCTTTTTGATCTCTTTTTTGTTTTTCTCTTTTGCATATTTTCTGTATATACCAAAACTCTAGAAGAGGATATTGGTTTTTTAGTGATATATATATCACAGTTTTCTGTACCCCAATTGTGTCCGAAATAAGGCAAGATAGGATCGCGATACCTAAAGGGGTAAAAAATATTTATTTTATTTATTTGCGCTAAAAAATCTGGGAAGGTGTCGCGATGACGATAATATGTCGCAGGTACTCCTAGAAGCATTGGTATAAGCCGCTCAATTGACCAAACCATCGCGACACCTAGGGTATCGCGATGGTGTCGCGGGTATCGCGATGGTTAATTTAACGCCATTTTTTTCAAGGTAAGTGTCGCGATACATTAGAATGATTCTAATCTATCCCCCAAAAGTGCGACATTCTGTCTACAATCCCAACAATCGCGACACTTTGAGGCAAATCGCGACACCTATCGCGACACCTAGAATGGCGTAAAATGAACATCGCGACACTATCGCGATACCTAGATTCTGCCTTAATCTGCCTTAATTTTGCCACAATTGAAACACAATTCAAACTTATTTCAAATACCGACCCTACCGACCCTGGTCCATGATCCGTGTTCCATGGCCCGTGATCCGTGATGTATGAATAATGATAGGTGCTGCTAGGACGTGTGATGAAAAGGGGTAAGAAGCCCATCCTAACAGCTAAAGAGCCTATCGTCTCTCTTGAGGGTGCTCCTCCCCGTTCTCTAACTCGGGTAACTGATCTACTTCGTATTTTTGATCAGGAAATCTTTCTACTAATATTCTCTTATAGTTTTTAAAAAAAGGTTTAGGCATATAAATATTCATATCTTTTAAAGAAAAATCTCCTCTTAACAAATTCCATCCATTAGTTGTAAATAATAAATTTTGTTCCGTATAATGTATAGGATTTAACATTCGATCAGGAGATATATTAGATGAAATTTTAGGATTGATACCCACCTCCTTTTTTTCATTATTTCTTGTAAAAGTAAATTCTTGACCCGTAATAGGACAAAAGGGTCCATATTGTTCCACTTGTTTATTATAATGAGCTCTAAGTTTAGTATAACAATCTCTTCCATCATCAAATTCATTATTACCAATTAAAAATCTACCTTTTTTTGATAAGTTTTTTTGTCTATTTGTTATTGTTCTTTTTATAATACTTAGAAATCCTTCTAAACAAGATAATTTATTTTTTACATGCTCTCTATATTCCGGAACATCAAATTTAATAACCCAATTATCTTTACCAATTAAATAATAAATTCGGCCTGTTATATCTTTTCCATTTTTTAAATAGTGAGATTTTTCTAAAACTTCATTAGTATCAAGATGATGATAACGAGTTTTATATTTTTTTGCCAAATTGAGATTACTTTTTATCATAGTCCTCATATTCTTTTATTAATCTTGCTGATGGATGATATACTTCCACATGACAATGACATTTAGAACAGGATAGATTGCTCACTATATCATAATCCTCACCCTCTTCCATATCGTGATCGCCTCCCCATATCAATTCGTTTTGACAGTGCCAACAGTTCATATTGCTCCTAAATGTAAATATATCCACAGTGATGTGAATAAAACAATTGATAATAATTCCATTCTAGCTGCCATTATTTAACTCCTTTTTTTTATACAATATCAAACCACCCTGTTGCAATATATTTTTCTTGAGTTGGAGATATAATACCCTGATGTGGATGTGTAAATTCAGCAGGCCATAAAATTAAATTTCCTTTAATAGCTGGAGTTGTTATTTTTTGATAGGGGAATCTAGTTCCTCCTTTATCCGTAACTGTATTTAAATATAACATGTAAACCAGTTGTCTTGACATTGCACGTTTAGTTTCTCCTCTTTCATAATGTAAAACAGGATATCCGGCATTTGGTTTATAATGTTGAATATTATTACATAAAGAAGTATTAATGCTTTCTTTCATTCCATACTTTTCCCTATAGATTGCCAGTTTCTTAGTCAATCCGTTAAAAAAATCTTTTATATGTTGGTTATTAGAATTATTATAAAAAGAACTATCTGTGGAATCTTTTATTTTTTTGTCAATTTTTCCACCACTTATAAGACCAATATTTTTATATTCTGTATTTTTTTTGTGATATTCAATTAGATTATCACATAGAATAGTATTCATTTTGTAAGTTTCTATAAAATTATACATATATTACTCATCTGACATAGGGCTAGTAATAGGCTCTAATTGTTCCTGTGATTCCTCTGATGTTGTTTTTTCCTTCTCAAATTCTTTTAGTAAGGCACTCTCATCTACCTTAGCTTTTTCTTTTTCATCAAACTTTAATTCATTATACATATCTAATCTTTTAAGAAACTCATGCTTACGTTTTCTAAGCTCAGCTCCTTCAATCTTAAACTCTTGGTAATATAAATCAGGAGTACATACCATGATAACTCCCTGCTTGATTTGACTACCATAAACATAGTCGTGGGCCATTGCGTATGCTGCAATTTGCAAATAGTAATCTTGAATCCATTGTTCCCGTTTAGGTCTATTACTTTGCTTAAAATCAACAACGGTCTCCATACCATTATGAGAGCAAATAAGATCTGTAGCGCCGGCGTATAGACCTGGGTAATGTAACATAACTTCAGATCCGTAGTACTCTTCAACCGGTGTTAGTCCGACTTCAATAATCTTATCAGCCATGGGCCGTGCTTCTTGACCTATGGGTGTAAGATCTATGATGTTAGTTCCTTGAACATGATGCTCAAGAAATTTGTGCATAGCGGTTCCCCGACTTGCACTATGATTTTTAATTTTTTCTGCGTTAGCTTCACCGACTTTAGCTTTCCATTTTTTTATAA